TTACCTTTGTCGCTAACGTCGCCGTTTAGCCACTTTAACATAATTTAATCTTGTAAAAATTCTTTTTCGTTAAGAAGTTGATTGACTGTATCTAATTTATCTTGTGCCTCAGCCATTTTCGAAATCTCCATTTCTATGGCTTGGACAATTTCTGGATGTTCTCCAATACCAACTGATTTCTGTTTGTAAATTAAAACATTAGCTTTAGCTACAGCCACATCACCTTCTAGTTTTTTCTTAAGTGCTTGTAATAGCATATCAGACATTCTCTAACCTGGTCATTAACCGTTCTGCTCTGTTGGTGACCTGGTTATACCAACGAGAGTCTCTACCCTCAACAGCAGCTGTTTTCCAATCGCCTGCAAATAATGCTGCGTTGTGTTTACTAAACTTGCTTAATCTGGTTAAGCCCATATTAAACATCATATTAGCGACTATCTGTTTTACTTCTTGAGGATAGCCGTCCCAACCTTCGTGAAGTTTCTTGCAATCACTTATAACTGACTCTACATCTTTTTCAAAGCACTCATCAACTCTATCTTCTGACACCGGCGTGCCAACAGCAGCCCCATGTTCTGGGTCTCCTTCGAGGACAAGGTGCCCGATACCGAATGTAGGATAACCAAGGTGGTCGTTATAAATCTCATAGACAACTCCTTCATCTACTTTAAGAGTTTCCTTGAGTTGATCTACGTCTATTTCTTGCTTGTTTCTTCCGAACATTGCTTTTCTCCAGTTTGTTCCAAATTTTGTGGATTCTGCCTGATTTCATAAGTTTATGAAATGATTCAAACATGTTTCCTCCATAATGTGTATATCTTATTTATAATCTAAAAATAAGGCCGCACGTATATCGTACGGCCCTATTATAAAGGCTAATGAGTTTAAAGTCAACTACTTGACTTTTATTTGTATAGGTTTCTCTGCCTCTGGGATTTCCCTAACCAGCTTAATAGCTAAGATACCATCTGAGTATGTTGCCTCTTTCACTTTAACATGCTCTGCTAATGCAAACACTCTCTCAAATGATCTTGCAGCAATACCTTGATGAATAAAGTCTTTACTTTTTTCACTAGCTTTGGCTCTTACTCTTAAAGATAAGTCTTTCAAATCAATTGAAAAGTCTTTCTTGCTGAAACCAGCTGCTGCAATTTCAATCACAAATTGGTCATCATTCAACTTTACAATATTGTAAGGTGGATAATTACCTTGTGGTTGGGAATGGATTTTGTCGAGTCGTTTGAACATTTCGTCAAACCCGACACCGAATGGTCTTAATCGACCGAATGGTTCTTCGTAGATTGTCATAATTCCTCCTTTTCTAAGCGAAGATTAATTTTGAGCCTCAACTGAGCACTCAATAGTATTTATATATTATATGGTGTTAAACTATTAAAAGTCAACAATTATTTCCAAATAACTTCTTTAAAGTTTTCTGGTGGTAATCCCCAAAACTTTTGTTTCCAATCTGATTGTTCAAAGAATCCAAGATGATGCCACTCATCTTTTCTATCAATCATCTCTTGTGCTTTAGCATCAAAGTCTGTTTTCAATACTAAGTCTTCTACAGTTCGTTTGACTATTTTTACTAATTCTGGAGTAAAGTTATCCCATTCAAAGTGTAATAGCTCAAATACATTACCATCAAAGTCTGCATAGTCAATACTCATATCAACTCCCCACTTTGGTCTCATTTGAGTAAACTTGTGAAAGATAGGATCCGTCTTTGCTTTTTGTTGAAGTTGTTGACCGGCCATACCTGAAAAGCCATGTCTGAAATATAAATCGGAATGGTTAAGATGAGGTCCATGTGTTTTAGGTTCTTCATCTATGAACCATTCAGATTTACAGGTATAAAGATATCTATGCTCTTTTGGTTCATAACCATTTACTCTAGCATATTCTTGTTCTACTATTGTAAGATCGTATCCATTCTGATCAAACAATGCTAAGTCCTTTGCGGTAAAAGAATTCAATACATTATCACTAATTGGTTTAGTCCAGTGACGTTTGGTTGATAATTGATTGTTAGTTAGTTTTAATTTCATAATCAAAGGGCGGAGTCGAACAAACGCTCGCAGGCCGGCCAAAATGGTTTGAACGACCCCTTATTTCTTCTTACCTATATTATACTTAGCTACTAATTCCCATTCTGTCTTCTGACTGAAAGGAATAACTTTTATAGATGACATACTATCAGCTGGATATATCTGTTGCTCTGACACAATGTTTACTAAATCCCACTCTGCTAATAATTTAGCAATAGTGTTTCTTCTTGATATATCATCCTCGTTTAAATCTGTTTGCTTTCCATCAAGAGCAAATAGCTCTTTGAAATGTACAATGTAGTACTTGCCTTGCTTATGTAATATGTGACATGATTGGAATAGAGTATTTGACTTCTTAGATGCTACTCCAATTCTGGTCAAAGTTTCTTTTACTTTGAGAAAGTCGTCTGGTTCTTTTAGTGTTATCTCAACTAGAGACTCAATGTTAATCATTTTTTATTCCGTTTTCCATTTTACTTCTTATGGTTTCTTTTTGTTCGTGTGAGAGAATCTTTAGAGCAGCTTTAGCTTTCTGAGGTGAGTATTTGTAGAATTCGCTTATCATCATAACCTCATCATTATCTTCTGCTTTCGCCCACTTCGCAAATCTTTTCTTCTTACGAATACTATTTAGATAAAACTCATATTGCAACTTCTTATCTAAGAAGTGATAACGGTTCATTTCATTAGCATATAATAATGTATCAGTAAAGTAAGAAAGTGATTTGTTAGTTAAGAATGGAGCATATCCTTTCTCTGCTAGTTCATCATTAGCAGTATCTCTCATAAGATTCTTCTTAGTAAAGTTGATACTGTTTACAAAGTCAAAAGGCTTCATGGATAAATCTTATCGTTATAATCTAAGACTTCACTATACATATTATGTTCTCTGAATAGTTGTTCATAGTGTCTAGTATCTTTAGGTAAACACTTACCACCAAAACCTCTTCCGTTGTCGTGACCTGGAACATCCATATGTGTTTCTCCTAATGTACCATCTAGTTTGAAAAATGCTTTTATAATGTTATAACTACATTTGTGTTCTTTACATAAATCAAACAACATATTGAATTGAGCAACCTTAGCAGCTAACATAGCATTCCTTGATATCTTCATTAGTGCTGCTTCTCTTACTGAACATTCTATTATAGCTCTATCTTGTGGAAGTATAGAATTAACAAATGTATTTGTCATATCTTCTTTACCACCAACAACTACTGGTATATCTTTATTATCAACGTCAGCTTGCCAATGCTTCTCTCTTAGAAACTCTGGCCAATGCATAAGAGGTATATCATGATTAACAGCCATAGCTAATGTAATCAATGAGTCAGGTCCAACTGTACTTCTGATTACTGGAATACCTTTTGCTCTTTGCAATGCTTGCATTAGTATTGTTAAGTTAAGATGATTGTTAACTCCATCATTGTCTGTTGGTACACAAATAAATGTATACTTTACACTTTCCCAATCATGATCTGATATGTACATACTGTATCCTGGATCCTCAACATGAATCTTTGATACAGTATCTTTACAGTATTCTTCTAAAAAATATTTTGTAGCGGTTCCAACAAAACCTTTACCCATTATTGCTACTTCCATTTCTATCCTTAGTCGGTATGATTTGCTTCAAGCCATTCTTCTTCACCGGCATAAGTAGGTGCTCCGACTAGCGCCTTCTCTGCTGCCCATAAGACTTGATATATTTTTTGCTTGCAACCAAAGCCATTGAATCCATCTATGTTTGGATCATGCATGACTCCTTGCCATTGGTCAAGTTGTTCCTTTACTGTCTTGACTCCAGCTTTTTCTATATAAGGCATTATTTAAACTCCACATCTGCCATCACTTGAGTGAGGAAAGCAACTAAGTTAACTTCCTGATCAGCTACAAAGGCAGACTTGTACTGATACTCACCGATTAATAAAACTAACTGAGGTATTGAGCTTGGCTTGATAACTTCACTAGAACTATCATATAACTGTCTCATAATACTTGTTGGATCACTGTCTATGTTCTGAGCTACCCACTTTCTCATATCGCTGAATTGCTTGCCTTTTAGTAGGGCTATAAGCGATTTAAACGCGTTCTGAGAAGAGTTTGATAGGATACCCACATCAATGATCCCAGATACTGAATATCTTTGTAATTCATTGAGTACACGCCTCCAATCTGGAAAGTGTCTCTGTATAATTTCTGCAAGTACTTTTTCATCATACTTAACTTCTTCTTGATCTAAGATTGTTTTGACTCTAGTGAAAAATGAGCCGGCCAGCGACGGGGCTAATTTCTTTGGAAACAGAAAGTCAATAACACTACAACGAGATTGTAATGGCTCTATAATCCTATTCTTGAAGTTACAAGTTAAGATGAATCCACAGTTCTTAGAATATTCTTCCATGAAGTTTCTAAGAGCGGGTTGTGTACTTTGTGGATTTAGATAGTCTGCTTCGTCTAGGATAACATACTTTCTTCCTTCACTAAAGGACACAGTGGTGGCAAAGTTCATGATTTCAGTTCGTAGTGTATCAATATTACCATGTAAAGAACCATTGACGACAATATAGTCAGCCCCTAGTTCTTCTAACATAGTTTTTGCCACTGTTGTCTTTCCCACACCTGCAGAACCAGACAACAATAAGTTTGGAATGTTTTGTTGGTTTATAAATTGTTGAAATGTATTCTTTAACTCATCTGGAAGAATACAGTCTTCTAATCTATTCGGTCGATACTTTTCGACCCATAAAAATTCTTGCATATCTCATCACTCAAATGTTGAACTACCTTGCTCGGTTGCTATCCAATATGTTAGTATTGGTCCATCTTTGAACTCGACTTTTTCATCTTTCCAAGTCTTGTTATTCAATGATTGGAACTTAGCGATACCTTTAGAAGATAACTCTACTTTATAATCATAATTCATAATCTTGATATTCTCTAACTTGAATACAGCTTTGAATATCTTTCCGCTGCTATTGTTATCAATAACAGTAGTATACTTATCAGCAGTTGGATTCTTACTGTTAATAGCTTCTAAGTTAATAGTACTACCCTCAGATGTAATCGCTATCTCAGGTAAAGACATAACACTTGCAGCTCTTAGAGTATTGCTTATGTCTGCCCATTTGAGATCAACCTCTACATCAACACTTGGTAGTTGAACTTCTTTACTTGGAGGAGTAACAATCATCTGTGGATCTGCAAATGTATAGTTTACACTTCTCTTTGCATCTCTGATGGTCACATACTTCTCATTGAAGTCCAATACCGGTTGATCAAATAAAGTAAGTACACCCAGGAATCGATTTAGTTCATAGAAACAACCACCAGTTGGAATTGTATCAGGCAACTCAGCTTTAGCCATAATAGACTTTTGAGGTGAGATTGTCTTCAACACATTGCCTGGTTGTAGTTCTATTCCAGTATTGATTACTGAGAATGATTTGAGAACATTTATTGTACTTTCACTTAGTTTCATAATATAATTTTACCTTACATATTTTTATTTTTGCCTACCTTGTTTGGATCAGCAGTTGCAGGAGCACCAATCTGAGCTAAGTCTTTCAATGACCCACCAAAGACAAATGATCCCATATGTTGTAGTTCTATCCAAGGACATAGCCACACTTTCAATCCAATGTGTCTTGCCCATTGACAGAACATATAGTCTTCTGATAGATACCTATTAGAGTATTCTCTATCAAAACCATTTCTCTTATCCTTTACAAAGTTAAGTACTTCTT